GGTAGAACGCTATCCTTCCAAGTTAGATGTCGTCGGTTCGATTCCGATACTCCGCTTTCCTTCTTAAGGAATATGAAACCAGTAGAAATTCTTCTCCTTATCTCCGAGTTAGAAGGTTCTTATCAACACACCAAGAAACTTGGTTTCGACGAAGACAGAGATGTCCTCAGAGAAATGTGTGATAGGTATTACAAACTGTATTTCAAACTTAAGAAGGAACAATGTTAAATAAATTGCTTCATGGAATTAAAATATATAAAAACGTATTTTCCACTGAGCAAAAGACAAGACTTTTTTGTGACGCACTTGATCATCTAGGGTCTATAAGTGATGCACATCCAGGTCTTCAGACAAGAAATAACTTACATCATTTAATTCATTTTCCATCCATTAAATATTTTACATATAATGAATGTTGGATGAATTACACTGATGTAAATTTTCCAGATTCGGAGGCATGGCATACACATCACACTAAACGAGTTGGTGTTTATTATTTCAGTGATTGTCCAGGAACTATCTTTGAAGGAAAGTTTGGAAAGTTTCAACTTAAAGGAGTTGCTAATAGTATAATTACATTTCCTGGAAACTTACGTCACACAGCACCATTAAATAAAAGTGGTGCAAGATACACTATTGCATTTAACATATTGAAAGAGTAGGTTCAAATCCCACCTGGGGAGTCTGCTTGATTAGCTCAGCGGTAGAGCATCTCGTTTACACCGAGGCGGTCGGCGGTTCGATCCCGTCATCAAGCATATAAATAATCTATAGATTGAGTTCTATAGAATGTCAAATGTTAGTTGTAAGATGCAAGAACTGCAACAGAGAAATAGTAAGTAATACTAAGACTCAAGTTTGCGGTTGTCCCAATATGATGACTGTGAGAGATGACAGTGTAACAGCAGTTGACCTATCAAAGGTCGTTATGTTGAATTCTCAAAAGTCAAACAATAAATCAAGTGTATTAACTTCTGAAGATATTGCTTGGCAAGAGCAAAGAAGAAAACGTAAAGTCCGTAAGTTGGACTTTGAAATCAAATAAGTATTGAAAAATACAGAAAGTATTAAGAAATACTGTATCATCTATATACACATATATCTCAAATATTAGATGATACTAGTTTATTTTGGTATTCTAACAATAGTTGCTTTAATTGTTTTTGAGGGGTATGATGCAACTATGCGGTTGGTAGCATATGGTGACCTTCGGTTTAGACACCAAATTGTGCTATTAAGATTGTGGTTTATGAAGCAGAAATTAAAATCGCAATTCAAAAAAGATGCCGCTAATCACAAAAAACTCTTAAAGGAGCGCAAAAATGTCTACTGAAAGGGAACTGTCTGATCTCTCATTAAGCAGAGCAGAATGTCCTAAGTGTGGTGCAGTATGGATCAACGGTGAACACCGATGGTCTGGAACTGGCAACCGAGGTAGTGAATTAGATTTGGCGGGTCTAGTATGCAATGAACATGGCAATCACCAATGCATTAATCCCATGAAAGGAAAGGAAGGTGGTGACACTTGGGACAAGCGTCTAGAAGACCTAGATAAGTTTGGTGAGAAATATGATGAAGGTAACAGTCAGTGGTGGAACAAGTAATGAATAAGGATTGGGGTGAGGGTATTGAACCGCCTGACTTTACAACTAAAGAAGAAGTGCGGGGAATGATTGATGATGCTATACGAAGACATAATCGTAACGCTGGAATGATTAGTACATTTGTTGGATTTTTCATTCTAGGTCTTTTCTCTGAAGGTCTTCTTCGACTCATTGGAGTAATTCCACCACTACTACCATGGCTACAGATCAAATTATAGAATGGGTAGGGGTTGTTACTGCATTTTTATTTGGAATGACTATGATTTGTCAAGGACACTTTATTTTTCATCAGAAGCATGGCTACTCCAGAAAAGAAACAGAAAACCCAGAAGCAAGAGACAGAGTTAGAAGACAAATCGAAAAAGCGATCAGAGGAAATCGCAAGGATGATGCATCCTCACGATGATGAACCTGACCCCACAGCATATATGGGAAATTATAACTTCCCTCAAATGCTTTTTGCTTTCTGTGTAGGGTTCTGCACTATGTTTGTTTTGGCAGTGGATGAGATAAATGATTTTAAAGGATGTCCATTACCAGCATACTTTCAAGAAACACCTAAATGAAAGAGGACGAAAAGAGAGAGTTCTACAAAGGACTCCGAGAACGCATCAAACAACTCAGAATGGAACATTTGTTTGAGGAACCATGTCCACTTTATGAAGAGGATGAGGAAGAATGAATCCGTTAGTGTTAATTGCTTGTCTATCGCCAATAGTAATAATATGGATAGTGATGAAACTCAGTTTATTGTTGTTTTCAGCGAATGACGAACGAAGGTATGTCAAAGCAGAATCCAAAAAACCACACGGACCATATGTGGCAGATGCATATGCAGACGTTGACGAGGAGGAAGAGGAGTATGGTGATCGCACAGACTATAAATGATGCCATCAATAAGTATTATGCGGAGCAGGGTAAACCTGTTCCTGAGTGGAAGTGTAAGAAAAATCCTGATTGGTGGGTAGAATATCTTGATAAACTTGGAATTGATAAGAGAAATCCATGACTACACTGTTTACATTCTTTTTTATAACTTTGTTAGTTACTACAATGAATCTAACTTGGCCTGGTAGGTATCGATCATGATTCACAACGCAGGACACTTTGCCGCTTGGATTTTGAATAATCCATGGACACTAGCACCAATGTGTATAGCACTTGTGTTTGTTCCTATTCTTGGTATGTGGGCAGTTCATAAGTATGGATGGGAACATTGGGAACCATTTGACAAGCACCACAAGTAGTGTTATATTATAGAAGTGGTTAAGAGACCACTGCGGTAACTCCCTTTGGTAGTTCAGGGTTAGCGGCGATAGGAACTACCGCCACGGGATGTAGCTCAGTTTGGTAGAGCACTCGCTTTGGGAGCGAGTGGCCGTAGGTTCAAATCCTATCATCCCGATTGCTGAAAAGCATTAAAATATTCTTTTGATAATAATGGATCCAAGTAATAAGCATATTATCGCCACTGCTCCAGCAGTTTTTTATGAACAAGCTATTCCAGACAAGTTGTTAGACTTGATGATTGAAGAATTGCCAAAGCATACTAAAGATTTTGCTGATGCTAATGTTGGACTTGAAAATCAAGGACAACTTAATAAGTACGTGCGAAGTTCTAAGACTGCATGGATATATGAAAATGATTGGGTATCCTCTGTATTTTCTCACTACTTTCATATTGCTAACAAATATGTGTGGGAATATGACCTGACTGGTATTCAGAGCATTCAGATTACCAAATATAATGAAAACGATCATTACACTTGGCACTCTGATTATGGAGCCTCAACAGATAATCGTTATACTCGCAAATTAAGTGCAACAGTATTGATCACAGATCCTTCAGAATATGAGGGTGGCGACTTAGAGTTTATTGATTATCATAATAAAGTCAGGGCTGCTACTCGTAAAAAAGGAACAATGATTGTCTTTGATTCTCGTATTCCACATAGGGTTACACCAGTTACTAAAGGTGAAAGAATTTCATTGGTGTCTTGGATGGTAGGACCAAAACTACGATAAAATAATAAGTATACATATTACAACTATGCACTTTTATTCTGTGGAATATTGGCAAGAGAACTGGGAAACTTTGATGGACAGAGTAGAGAATGGAGAGACAATAGGCGTGGAAAATAAGAACGGAGAGAGAGCAGTAATGGCACCAGCGGATGATGAACTCATACGCTTGTATACAGACCACGAAGAAGCATCTTGACTTCTAGGGGTTTAGCAATCTGGTGAATGCAGCAAACTCATAATTTGCCTAAGGCGAGTTCGATCCTCGCAACCCCTATTGACAGTTCTCTGTCAAACCCTTATAATACTAAGGTCAACATTCAAAACAATGACTCTCACAGAAAAGTTCAAGAAAGACATCCAAACCCTTCGTGATGCAGCAAATGGCGAACTGTTCCTTGACGTAAAGAATCCGAAACTTTTCAAAAAGGTACGCCGTTATTATGAAAACGCTGGTGTGGTCTTCTCTGGTGATCCTCTCGATGATTATGAAATCTTGATGGAATACATTTACAATGATCTTCAAACTGTCGAGGTTGGTTGATGAAAGTTACTGTGAAACCAACCGTTCTTCTTGAGCGGTTTCCTTATCGTTATGTTCAAGTCGGCACTCTGGAGATTAATGGTCTTCCAGACTGCCGCATTCAAAAGGTAGATTCATA